ACAAATTGGTAAGATTGGATCACATTATACAATTTGGTCAGGTTTTATTAATGCTTTACTTCAAGAGCTAAATAAACGTGATGATCTTGTTATAGCGTTACTAGGTAAAAAAGCTGAAGAGTATGAAATGATACTATCAAATAATACTATATTCAAAGTAACTCACCCAGCATCAGCTGCATATAGAGGTGGTGAATGGAACTCAAATGATCTATTCAATAAGATAAATGAGCAGTTAAAATTAAAAGGTAAATCTTCAATTAACTGGTGATTTTTTTGTATTTTTATAACCCCAAAATTTTTTAGATGACAAAACTATATAGAATAAAAAATGATATAGACAATTTTAAAAGTCTTATGAAGAGTAAGTATGACATCAACATAGTAATTGATTTCAATCCTGTTGTTAAAAGCCATAAATTAACATTATCTCTTAAGGATTTACATACACTTGTAAAACATACCGCAGTAAAATATGATCCTGATATATTAGAGAATGTAGTATATTTTAATACAAGATTGAGAAGAGTTATAAATTATTCTCATGCATTTACATATATTGCTCACAAGCTAGGTTATAAGAAAATAGAAATAAGTGCATACCTTAAGAAGAATCATGCAACTATTATTAATTCAATAAGAAAAGCAGAAGATTTAATAACAATTAATGAATCTGATTTTATGACTACTTATCAAGCAATTTTAAATACATACAATCAACATGTGGGATCTACTTCAGAAAATATTAAAGCAGAACATAACGCCTAATCAGTGTTTTTTATTGTTCAGCATACATAACAAAACTACTCCTAGTTCATATGAAAAATCAGATTATGATGTTCTCATTGAGTTAGGTTATATAAAAGATAAAAAGATTACAACTTCAGGTATGAAGCTTATTAATTATCTGGATAGTTATTTTACTGTACAAAAGAAAAAGACAGAAAAAGAATTATTGGGTGAAGAAGGTTTAAAAAATATTAAAACATACCGTGAATTGTTTCCTAAAGGTAAACTTCCATCAGGAGTACCCGCTAGAAATAATGTAAAAATACTTACAGAAAATTTTAGATGGTTCTTTGGAGAATATGATTATACTTGGGAAGAGGTATTAAATGCAACTAGAATGTATGTAAATGAGTATAGAGCAAATAATTATTTATATATGAATAACAGTCAGTATTTTATATCTAAACAAGATAAGCATAAAGTAAAAACTTCAAAGCTTTCAGATTATTGTGATATGATACGTGATGGAGTTTCTACAGAACAAGAATACTTTAAAGAGAAAGTAGTCTAATTAAAACCAAATAATTATGAGTAATGTAAAACCTGAATGGGAAGGTCAGCATAAGTCATTTAGTGAAGCATTAAATTATATGTTAAAAAGGCAAACTGGTGAAGAGAAATCTATTTATACACCGTGGCCAAAGTTTAATGATGCTACCACAGATGGATTAGAATGGAATACTTTAACAGTTATTGGTGGAAGACCTGGTTCAGGTAAAACATTAATAAAAGATCAAATTATTAGAGAATCATTTATTCTAAACCCGGAAGAAAAGTTTAGAGTCCTTGAGTTTCAATTTGAAATGGTTGGAAGAACATCTGCTATTAGAGAGTTTAGTTCTATTACAGGTAAGACATATAAAGAACTATGTAGTGCAGGTAGTAAATTAAATGCAGATACTTTAAATGCTTGTCATCAGTATGCTAAGAAAAGAATAAAGTATCCAGTTGACATAATTAGTACACCTATGACTGTAAATAAAATGCGTGATCAAATTGATCAGTATATGACACATTTCAAAGGTCAGAAAACAATTATAACTTTAGATCATACAATATTAGTTAAAAGAGCCCCATATCAAAACAGTTCATTAGATATGTTATTTGAATTAGGTGAATTCTTTACACAATGTAAACGGGATTATCCTTGTTTATTTATTGCTTTATCTCAGCTTAATAGGAATATTGATAATCCGGATAGAGCTGTTGATGGTAAGTATGGTAACTATATTTTGGAATCAGATATATTTGGTTCAGATGCAATGCTTCAACACGCTGATACATTAATTGGTATAAACAGACCCGCAAAGCAAAAGATTAAATATTATGGTCCAGATAGGTATATAATTGATGATGATAAAACTTTAGTATTGCATTTCTTAAAGGCTAGAAATGGTGATACAAGAATGAGTTTTTTTAAAGCACAATTTGAAAAGATGGAGATAAGGGAAATGCCTACTCCTTTAACACAACAAAGATAATTATGAGAGATTTAGTAAACTTAGTTGGTGAATATAAACACCAAGTTTCACAAGAAACACTAGATGAAATGATGATCACACATCTATATAATTATGTAAATAGTAGACCTAATGATGCAACGTTAGGTAGAGATTTAAGAAAAGATGTATTAGAACTGCATCAAATATTTTTAAAAGTAAAAGAAATAAGAGATAAAACTGTAATACTAGATTAAATTTAAAATATGACACCTGCTGAAAGAAAAAAGAAAGTAGAAAAACTAAGAGAAGAACATGAAGATTATTTTCAAACTATTGGAAATTTAAATTCATTATATATACCTAAGATGGCATATAGACCTCCAGGAAAAGATGAATTATATGTAAGTTTTTTCCCAAGTGAATTAAAGAAAGGAAAAGATATATATACAGAATTTGTAGATATAGATTATAACTCAGAAGATCCTAAACGTACATTGTATTTATTAAAACACAATCCATATTGGGAATCAGAATATGAGCTTATTGTATCAAGCACTGGATTTGAAAGACATCTTATACCTGTAAAGGAATTAATTGATGTAAAAGATACTGTATCTAAAACTAAAAGCACTCAGTTAACTTTAGATAAAGACTTTGGTAAAATTAATAACCCGGATGAAAGATCTATTGTAGATGTACTAATTGGAATAGAAAAAGCATTACTAAGTATTAATAACAATCTAAATAAATTAAATTAAAATGGCAACAAGTACATTAATAATTGCTGAATCTGGTTCAGGTAAATCAACGTCAATTAGGAATCTAATTCCTGATGAAACATTTATAATTAATATTGCTAATAAACCTTTACCTTTTAAAGGTTGGAAGAGCAACTATAAACAAATAAGTAAAGATAATCCTAGTGGGAATTTGACATCAACGTCAACTTCTGTTGGCATTATGAAAGCTTTAAAACATGTTAATGATAATATGCCTCACATCAAAAATGTTGTTGTAGATGACTGGCAATATATGTCTAGCTTTGAATATTTTGATAGGGCAAATGAAAAAGGTTATGATAAATTCACTCAAATAGCTTCTAACCTAGCTCAGGTTGCAAAAATGCCAAAAGATTTAAGAGATGATTTATTCATATTTTTCTTAACCCATTCAGAAGAATCAACTGATATTAATGGTCATAGAAAAGTTAAAGCAAAAACTGTTGGTAAAATGATAGATAATACTTTAACTTTGGAAGGCTTATTTTCAATAGTGTTGTTTGGTAAAGTTATTAAACACGAAGATGGTAATCTTGAATATGTTTTTGAAACACAAACAAATGGAGAGAATACCTGTAAATCACCAATGGGAATGTTTGAATCTGTAACAATCCCAAATGATCTTCAATATGTGAAAGAACGCATATTAGAATACAATGAATAATATTAAATAATTAATTAAACAAAAATTTATGTTAAGTACAAAAGACATGTCTGCTGGTTCAGGCAAAGTAAAACCAATTATTTCTGTAGGTAACCAAGTAATTAAAATCAATAAGATTACTTTAGATCAAACGCCATATGATTCAGATGCTTATAATGTTGTTCTACATGTTGAAAGTAAACCAATTGGTGGAGACTTCACAGGATTCTTAAAAGATGCAAGTAATCCAAATGGAGAGCGTTATGAAGGTCAAGTTGGTAGAATAAGATTTACCCCTTACCCTTATAAGGATACTACGTTACCATCAGGTAGAGATATTCAAAAAGATACTGAAATCTTAAAAGGAATGATTTTCTTAAGTGAAGTATTAGAAAAAAGAGATGAACTAGATATGGTTGAAGCTGCAACTATTGAAGAGTTTGTTGAAGCATGTGATAAACTATTTAGTGGTAGCACTTATATAAATGCTTGTGTTGGTGGAAGAGAATGGCAAAACCAAGAAGGTTATATTAATCATGACCTTTTCTTACCAAGACTATCTAAAGATGGTATACCATTAGAAAAATTAGATGCAGAAAATTCTAGATTGTTAACATACAATAAAGAAGAGCATTTAAAAGAATTAAAAACTAAATCTACACCAACTGTTGATTCATTTGAACCTAACAGTTTCAGTGCAAATGATACTTTTGATTTGTCATAGTTTAACAATATATAGGGGGCTATATTGGTCCCCTATATTAATCACATAATAAAATGATTAATACAAGAAATTTAGTAGCTAACATATATGATGTACCTAGCTATTGGGTGTTTCAGTATTATCTAAATTTATCAGAAAAATTAACTGGACAAGACATAAAGATAAAATCTATCTTTAATCCTTCAGAAAAAACACCTAGCATGTGTTTATATGTAGACAATGCATATAATATTGATGGGACTAAAACTCAACAATATGTCTACAAAGATTTTTCTACAGGTAAGTTTGGGAATAAGATACATTTAATTATGTATTTATTTAATTTGAATTTTGCAAATTCTATTGAGAAAATAATTAATGATTATAATAATTTTCTACAATCTGAAAGTTTTGAAAATATAGTATTGAAAAAACAAAACAAATGGAAAGTAGATTATGTAAAAGTTAGATCCTGGAATAAAAGTGATGCTAACTATTGGATATCATTTAATATTGGATCAAGTATACTAAATAAATACAACGTTAAACCACTAGAGTATTACAATTTAATTTTAGAAGAAGAAGATAAAATTGATAAACTAAAAATTAGTGGACCCAATATGTATGGTTATTTTAACAAGAATGATGAACTATATAAAATATATAGACCTTACAATGATAAACATAAGTTTTATAAAGTAATGCCATATATACAAGGTATAGATCAGATTTCAGAAAAGAATCCATTTTTAGTTATTTGTTCTTCACTTAAAGATGCAATGTGTTTAGAAAGCATTGGTTATAACATTGATGTTATTGCACCTGACAGTGAGAATACAATTATTAAACCTTATGTAATTGAAAATCTTAAAGAAAAATATAAGAAAGTAATAACCTTATTTGATAATGATGATGCCGGATTAAATGCTGTAAAGAAATACAAAGCATTGTATGACATAAATGGTATAGTATCACCTTTATGTAAAGATATATCTGATGCAGTTAGAACTCACAGTGTAAGTGAATTACATGAAGTTCTTAAACCATTATTAAAAGATACATTAAAATTATAAATATGATAGAAGTTAAAAGATGGTTTATTCCATATAACGTACCATCTAGTAAGAATGGTAGAAGATGGACTGGTAAATATTTTATTGCTAGTAAAACTGTAATGAACTATAGGAAATCAACAAAGCA